TTCGCCCAATCACGATAGTTCCCGCCGGCATGAAGATTTCCCTGATGTACACACCAGGGGCAAACCTATGGACGAGCGGACACTCGACTTGATCCAGCTTCTTGAGCTCTTGGCACAAGTAAGTAATCCGCTCGGAGTGGTCGAGCTGACCCATCGGCTTCCGAATGACCCGACCTTCAAACAGATCAAGTTGGTGCGACATAACCTGTTATCACTCCGTGGGTAAATGTCAAACTACCTGCGTGGCCGCCACTCGTAAGTTTCACGAGGGTGACGGTGCCAGTGACTCCGGTGATAGCGCCGAGTTCTTCGTTGTTATTGAACTGGACATCGCCGTCAGCCCCCGCCGGCACAAACGACAAGACAACATCCTCTGTGAGATCCCCGCCACCAACCAATGGAGGCTCCGTGGTAATCCCACGAGTGCCGGGGACACTTCCCTCTGTACCCCCACTCTTGTTGATGACCTCAGCCAGATCCAGAAACCACTTAAGCCACACAGGGGTAAAATCCATGACGTTCCCCTTGCGGTCCTGAACCGCGGGAACTCCTGTGGAAGGTGGGGATAGTAAGTTACCCATTAGAGCGTACCTATATCAAGCTGCATATCAATCGACTTCAGCCTGAGTGGGGTGTTCGCCCTGTGCCGGAAGTGCCAAGCCCTCCGGTAGAAGGTCCCGCAGTTGGTGAGAATGGGCCGCTTGTTGGAGAGGCTAACCTCCCGGAAGTTAGTCCAGGTTTGGTAGTCATCCTCGCTGAAGCGAATCTGAAGCTTGCTGCCATCCCCCTGGTCGGTGTTGAATTGCATGACGTGGAGCTGCTTCCGGCGGCCTATCCCGCCATCGAAGTTGGGGGTGTAGATGTCTACCGATATCAGCTCCCCATCGTCGTTGGGGTACTCGTAGGCGCCGCCGACATAATACAGCTTCCCATTGGAGTCATGCTGCATCAGGTGGTTATGGTTGCTATCGAACGACCTCGCTGCAATCGGCCAGTAGTTCCCATCGGTATCGGTCCACTGGTACCAAAGCAATTGATCCAGGTCATACACCAGGGTTATGTTGTTGCTCTTGAGGGTGATGCCGTAGAACCTATGCCCCCCATGCTTGAGGGACCACGAGAGAACTTGGGTAGTGTCGGAACCCTTCAGCAGCCGCTCTATCGGCGGCGTCGATATGACCTGGATGCGGAGGTCGTCCATCCTGACAACCTGCAACGAAGCCATCTTGTTGCGGGATAGCCATACCAGCGAGCCATCAATCTCTTGCAACGAGTCTGCTGTGGCGCACCCGAAGGTAGAGTGCGCGCCGGAGACTGGTCGCAGGGGAGAACCTGTTGGGCTGGCGGCATCATAGAAAGCTTCCGAAGTCCATTGCTTCAACGCAATGACGTAGGTGTGGTGCTTGAGAATCGTCACCCCTGGGTCAGGTTCAATTCGGGCTACAATCATGTTCAGGGGGTCCCACAGTCGGGGGTCGTCAAAGCCGCCGACACCGCCGTAGCTGAGTGTCGATGTTCCCCAGATCTGAGCGTTCTCGTCCATCACATAGAGCGTCCCATCGAGGTACGCCCAGCCCTTGACAAACGACGCCGGAAAGTTCGGCATCAAGACAGTACCCTCTCCATCGAGACCTGCCATTCCATTCCGGATCGAAGTAAACACCACACCCACAGTATTGGAGCTGGCGCCGAAGGTGGTAAAGTCTGTATCGGCGAGGGTGTGGATCTGGTACATCACTCCATATGCAATAGAAGCCGCCCGCACGACAGCTGTCCCTGTGGTGAGGGGGTCTCCAATCCCAGTTGCCTGGAACAGCGTCCCTGGGTTGTTGTCGGCGGCACCGAGGGCAGTAAAGTCCGTATTACCCGGATCGAGGATCTCGTAGAAGCTGTCTATCAAGAACAGCCCAGCTCGTACCGGACCAAACGAAGCGAGTTCCTCCAGTGTGGTGCCGTCGGTGTAGTACGCCTTCACCCCATTTCCCAGCACCAACCACCCAGTTCCCAGCATCTCCTCAAACACATAGCTCGAGGTCGAGTCCACTGTCCCCATCGAGACACCGTTCTTGTAGAAGGTGGATCCAAACACACAGTACACATCCCCCCGCCAGTTGTACAGCCCCAACCCTGTTCCCGAGAAGCTGCTCTGTGCCAGCAGCCCCGGACGCTTCTCTACCCAGTAATCCTTCTCTTGGGAGATGAACTCAGCGAACGCATTGACCAGCCGCGAGTCCTTGTCGAAGGTCTCATCGCGATTCTGGATAGTCGTTATCAGCGGCACCCTATGCGGGCGGTCCACCTGTGCCGCTTGGCGTGGCCTCTCCCCGAGCGCTGTTCTCCAGTCCGTCATCGGAATGCTCCGCGGTAGTTAATCGCGCGCTGGTCCGGCTGGAACACAGTCGAAGCATCCTCCACATCCCAGGCCTCGAGGGCTTCCCTGTACATATTAGCCTTCGCCATGCACCGGGTCATGATGGCCTGGGGCTGGCCGGTGCAGATGTCATCCGCCAATCCCCACCTCAGCGCCAAGAACCACTCCTGCGGGAAGTTCAACGAGTCGGTCAGGCTCACAAGCTGGGTGGCCTGTTGCTGGATGGTTAGGTGAACCTGGCCATTCGTAGCCGTGAACGCATCCGGCACTAGCCACAAGTGGACAATAAGCTGGGTAACCTGCTTATCCACGAAGTACGAGTTGACTGCGCCTTGCTGAGTAACCTGGGACAGCCGAGTGTACTCATCCCGAGAGAGCATGGTAAGGGGGCGCTTTACATCGTTGTTGTCGATATAGTACCCCCCATCAATCACCCTCGTCGGCTTGACCATATCCACGCTACCCCCAGGACCAAGGGTGTAGGTCCCCTGGCCCTGGGTTAGCGGCACAGGCAAGTCATACTGCAACCACACCTTCAACCCCTGAGTCTGCCAGAAGTTGATGAGGTCGTTTAGCCTGTTGAGGTTGTTGGCGTACTGCTCGGGGGTGGGATCATCCCCTTCCTGCAGAAGCCCTGCGTCCGTCATCGCCATTCTGATGATGCGATCAGGCGTGTTGAAAGTAGTGGGTGCAGTCATGAGTCACCTATACCGGGTAGCTATCGGACACACGCCACTGCAGCTCTGCGCCGCTCGAGTAGCTGTTGACGATCAACCTGGCTGCCACCACCAACGGCTCGATCTGGGCAAACGCATCGGTAGTCAGCCCAACCAAGGCCGTCTGGGTTGTGGCAATCCAGACCATCGACTCCTGACCAGTGTAGTCCTCCCGTGATACGAGGCTTACCTGCAGAGTTGCATTGATAGTCCCCGTCACATCCACATGATGCAACGAGCCTACCTCCGCATACCTGTTAAGGAACACGATGGGGGAAGCCACCTCATCAACCCACCCAATGTCCATCGTGTCTGCGTTGATCGTAGCCGATGGAGTAACCGAAGTGAGGGTCTTGAAGTACTTCGTGGATTCGACCGTGGCGGAGGTCCCAGGCAGGTTCATCGTCTCGGTCTGAGCCCGACCGTCGGCATCTGTCCCGACCAAGGTGGCTGTCTTGCCGCTATGGTCAGTCGCCGAGTCGTTCTTGATCGAGACCTGATGAGCCAACCCATCCGTCGTAGCCGTAGTCGAAATCGTCCACGTAGCCCCCGTCACGTTCGACGCGAACCCAGTCAGACTTGCGTCTGCCGGGTCAATGTCAATCATGAAGGTGTGAGGCATCTTAGCGCTCCTGAGCGACGAAGATGTAATCCACGGTAGCTGTCTGGGCGCCGGGGGTACCTTCGATAGCCAGAGCCACCGATGGGGTCAGGATCGTGTTGGGCAGGTACGTCGCAGCCCCACTCACCGCTCCCACCATTGCGTCGTTGAACATACACTCCACCCTGGAGGCACCGTCGTAGTAGAAGCCTACGGTGAAGTAGGTAGCGTCGGCAACCGGGCCGGTGATCGCCAGCGAGGTAGAACCCGTCGTACCATCCAGCCGGTTGTAGAACGTCAACGAGGTAGCCGCCGCGGCCTTGAAGAATCCCATGCACTCAGTCGTACCGATGGCCGACGCCGCGATCAGCGAGGTATCCGTGACCGACAAACCTACGAACAGGTCCGTCGAGGCTGCCGTCAGCAAACTGAGCCGCGCCTTGAAGAACAGCTTCTTCCCCGACGTTGGCAGGAACGAAGTCGTTGTGCGCTGGACCTGAATCAAGTCCTCGTCGGTGTTGGCGGTGGTCATGAGCAGCGCACCACCATTCACGTTGGTGGTAACTGCCGTACCAGTCGAAGCCGCCGTCACGGTCCATTGGTTTACCGTAGTGCCGGTGATAAACCCATCAAAGTCGTCGAAGAACGTGTGCCACTGGGTCGGATCCGGCAGTCCATACATACCCAGGACATTTGCCTTTGCCGCGGTGGTGACACCATAGGGATAGCGAACGGGAGTACCCATATCAATCTCCTGACGCCCGAAGGCGTGTTAGTTACACGTCAAGGAGGCGGGTTGTGTGCGCACACCCCACCATTGGAATATGCGCACACACCCTTACCCTACTCAGGGACCATTCGACCCAAAGATGCTCCGCGGATCGGTGCATCCCACGCTGAACCGCATATACGTCGCGGCCTTCGCGTTCTTCGTGTCGAAGTCGTTGTCCTGGTCGAACATGGGCCGATCACGCCAGAACATCTGCATCCCGTTCGGGCAGTTCGTTCGCACGAACCACGCGTGGGGAGCAGTGAGGTAGTGATTCAGCTTAACCCCACCGGGGAACGCATTGGTCGCCTTCAGCACGTTGATGTCGTTGTTCGCCGTGCCAGACTGCAACACGCTCTTCAGGATGCGGTTCGCGTTGAACCACTCCTGCCGAGGGATGACCAGGGACTGCGGCATGATGCTGATGAGCAGCCCTCGATCCGACTGAGTGCCCATGATCTGGACACAGATGTCTTCGAGGCTCGCCTCGCTCAGATCCGCCGCCGGGCTCAGCTCGTTCGAGAACGTCCCGCCCGTAGCGTTCAGGTGCGCTGTGCTGCACAGCCGCACGCCGTCTGCGTGGGTGAAGACGTTGCCGGTGAACGCGTCGTTGTAGACCGCGGCACACACATTCTCAATCGTCTGATTGATCGAGAACGCGTTAGCCTGGGCCCGACGCATCGACACCTGCTCGTAGAGGTTGTCCCGCAACTCCTCGAAGGTGACCTTGTACCCCAGCGCATACGCGATGTGCGTGTAGCGGGACACATAGCCCTGGACCTCCGAGTCGTAGCTCAGGCTCGCACCTTCCGGCTTAACCGGCGCCAGGCCAAACCCGGTGAGCTGCACGTCCTCCTCATACGCCCTGGTCGATCCCAGCACGTCGTAGAGGTCCGTGTACTCAGTCTCATGGGCATTGTAGGTCTGCCCCCAGAAGGCATGGACACCAGGCCAAAGTGCCTTAGGGTGGCTGCCCGTAGTGATAACTCCACCTGCCATTTCAGTTCTCCTCTAATCAGACGCCGGTGATGCCAGCGCGATAGACATGGTTATTGATCAGGACCAGCCACTTGGCGTAGGCGCCGAAGGCGTTGCCCGTCCTCTGGACGAGACCCAGGAGCTTGACATCCAGGGTGCTCGTACCGGCTTCTGCGGAGTTACCGACCTCGGTATCCGAGACGAAGCCAGTCGTCTGCTCCGTCGTGATGTCGAGGTTAGCATTGAGGCCGACCTCAGCTGCCGTCAGCTGCGTACCACCCGAGACTTCCTGCACCTCAAAGATGATGTTCGGGTCGTCCGCGACCAGGGCGTAGTACGCCACAGTACGCGTCTTGCCGACATACACCTTCGAGAGGTCGTTGGGGTTCACCCAGGGGCCGTTCGGGTTCGTCCCGATCGCCAGGATCGAGCCGAGCAGACCAGATCCCGCAGTCGCCTTCACAATGCCGGGGATGCCGTTGGCATCGGCACTGCCGAGGTGAGTAACGGGATCTCCCACGTGGTAGGAGTACGTCGTATCCGAAGTCGGAATGTAGTAGACATTCCCCCGGCCATCCCAGTCAGCACCTCCCAGGTACTTGACCGGCTGAAGACCGCGAGGCTTATTCGCGTTTGCCATCTCGATTCTCCGAAGTTAAGGTTGAGGTTACTTGCCTTTACGAACAGGCCGGTTCAACAGGGCGGTCTTGACGTACCTCGCACCCTGGTCCTCCGGTGATACCTTTTCAGACCCTAGGATCTGCTCATCACGGAAGATGGCAGACATGACGCTCGCGTTCCTTTCTTCGATTGACTTGCGATCCTCGTTCCACCACTCCTCACGGATCTTCATGAGGGTCAGGTGTTCGACATTGCCGTCGGCGGCTGTGCCCGCGACTACGCGGACTCGGCTACCCATATCAGCATTGCCGTTCATGTCTTTGCTGGTGCCGACGTTGAGCTGGTTCAGCTGGACTTCCTTATCTTCGACGAACTCGTATCCAGCCTGCAGCGCACGAGGGACATTCTCCCCGCGGAACCAATGAAGATGATACCCAGGGATCTGTGTGACCTCCAGCCGACGCTGGGGGACAGACATTGGGATGCGCTTACGCTCCGGCTTGGTCGTGGCGGCGTTAGCGGGGTTGGGCTTGTCCATGATTATTCCTCTGCGAAGTATTGAGCGGTGTAATGATTGCGCCAGTCCTGCATCGACTTGAACGCACGACCAGGGCCGACGAGACGCTCGGCTTGCCTGTCGCAGGCAGCCTTAGCCTCTGCTGGAAGGTTGAGGAAGGACTTACCCACCCCACCACTCACCCCACGCCCACCACCTTCGACCTTCGAAGGCATAGTCCGCGGCGCCCCATTGAAGACAATATCGACCTCTTCGCTGACCCTATCCAACAGCGCCTTCCCCGCGAGAGTCGCCGTCTCGGGGTTGTTCTTCAACTCCTCCGCTACGCCGATAGCCAGGGCGGTGCGCCGCCGATCCTTCCCGAACCAGTCATTCTCTGCGATCCACGCCTTCCACTCAGGGTTCTGGGTCGCATCCGGTTCGAGCTTCGGCAGCGGCATAGTCCCATTAGGCTTCTTCTCCGGCTCCTTCTCGGCAGCCTTCACCACCTCTCGCTGTTCCCGCAGCTGTTCAGTCAGCTCAACTTCCCTCTCGACATCACCTTCGCGCTTGGCCTCAACCAAGGCTTCCTTCAGCTCCTTTGCCTTCTCCTTCGCTTCCTTCTTGGCCAACCCAGCGTTGAACTCCTTCAGAGCTTCGATGGACTCTTGCGAGGCCTTCAGCAGCTCTTCGTTCTGCTTGAGTTGCTCCTTGACAGTATGCAGCTCTTCGCTCATGCGCTTGTTGTTGGCCTTGAGCAGCGGCATCAACTCCTCCCCACGCCTGACGTAGGTTTCGGCGTCAATCCACTTCTCAGGATCGCCGCGGAATTCCTCCTTCGGCGCCCATCCAAGCTCCTTGGCTTTACTCTCGATGTCACTCATTGTCTGACTCCAGTTCGCAGAAAATATCCCTGTCATTGACGAGGCGGTAAGGCTTACCATCCTTCGTCCCGTTAGCCATGACGCCGGCGTGCTTGGAAATCAAGACATGATCCCCAGGGAAAGCCCTCGGTGCCTTCTCATCACTCCAAGCTTCCGGCCCCACAGCCACCACAACCGCGCGGGTCTCGATCATGAGGGAGCGCTCTCGCACCGTATCCGGCATAACGATAAGCGAATCCTTCTTGCTCGGCTCATACGGCTCCACGAGCACAGCGTGCCCGAGTGGCCTCAATCCCGACTTATTGACCGTCACGTTCCAACCCTCCAACCAATGTCTCGTATTCCAGTTCCTGCAGTTGGGCCAGCAAAGTAGACTGCCCCATAGCGGCGCTCAGAGCTTCCTGGCTCGCATCAAAGTCCTCCCTCCGGAAGCATCCCTGCGCCCATTGCTCCTTCAGGTCCTCCCGCCATATCTTCAAGACCCTCAAGTAAGCCTTCGTTACCGGGTGCTCCAGCCAGGCCAGGAACTCCTCCTCGCTCGGCACCTCCACCGATTGGTTGCTGC